AGTTGCTGGAGGTGCTTGGTTCCCATCTGGCTTTGGTGCAGTCTGTTGTGGAGGCTGCGTTACTATCGGCGGTGGATTCGATGGGAACAAAGAATCAAACGTCGCATCGTCGAGACCCGCTGGGGCGTTCTGTAATTGAACTACTCCACCGGGGGCTACATTATCGAGTTCAGACATATCATCTCCGCGCTTGTGGCGCTTTGAATTTTACTACATTATCCGATTGTGTCGGATTAAACTTTTGGAACTTCACAGACTCGTTCTATAGAAGAGTCTATCTCGCGGAAAGCGGCAAGTTCATCTTCCATCGCGTCGAAGGTCTTAGTGGACCCTTTGACGGTGGCTTTTTCAACTTGCTCCTGCAACCACGAGCACCAGTAAATTCCAGCTTGCAGCATGTCAACCTCACGCAAGTCTTTGTGGACATCGTGGCTAAGTTGAGTTTCAAGTCGGGCGCGTTGTAGAGCGAGGCGCTCGCATAGGGCGAGGAAGCCCGGATGACTTTGTAGGGTGGAAACGGCTTCTTTAGTGGAAGCATCCCACCGCAATGGGGTCCTTGGGGCTTTCACCTCAACAAGCTTGTATTGCACAACCACTTTCGTGGGTTGTTTGAACCAATCCCTCCAACTCATAATACTCTCCTTATTGACCCGCTGGAAATCTAGCGGGATTTCCCGTGAAGGTTGGGCAGAGGAAGTTCCACTCACCGTCCACTTTCTTTTGAAAATGCTCGTCTCGAATAAATCCGCATTTGGTGCATTTTGCGCGGACATCTTGACTAAAGGATGTGAAGAGGTCTCCTGTCAAGTAATCAGCACGATTAGTATCGTCTGTGTGACAGAGACATTTGGAGTTCCAATGGTATTTCATTTATCTCCCATCCAACCGTCTTGCAGCAAGGATAAATCCTGGCGGCAGCAGTCGGCACATTTATAGGCGTACTTGGAACCGCAATTCCTTACGAGCTTCCAATGGGGCCAATCCTTGAGTCTAGCCTTGAGACAGCTTCTACATAGACTTACTCGCACATCTAAAGGACACTTGTAGAATGGTAAGGTCAGGCTGTAGATACTAAACTTCGCCATTAACTCTTGCCACCTTGGGCATCGGGCCAAATGTTGGCGCAGTCGTGGGCATCAACGCACGAGGCGTCGTTGGCAGCTTGGAACTCGCCACCAGGAGCATAGTCTTGGACGTCAACTCCACCCAGTTCGCCGCTCATGCCGAGTCCGCCACCGGAGGCGTCTGGGTGCTGAGGGACGATTCGACCCGCTGGGACAGCGGTGTTGCTGTGGGCAGATTGGAAGCTCCCACTGGCATCGCTGCGCTGACCGGGACCGGGTGCTCTACCTAGAGTGCCGCGAGTCGCGGGACTGGGCGAGGCTGTGTTACTTTGCTGTCTTGCATGGGCAACTGCGTCTTCAAATGAACTCATTTTATTTTCCTTATTTATTATAATCCAATTCGGGATTTTCTTTTATCTGTTGTGCTCGCCAAGCAAGTCCACTACGAATGGATTCCGCTTCTTGATTGGTTTGAGCTTGTGGAAACATACTAGGAGCAGCAATCGGCACAGGTGCAGAACCCTGATGGTCTTTGCCATGTTCTTGCGCGAAAGTAACGCCGATGTCGTGGCCCGTTAACTGAGTTGTTTGAGCCGCAACGGAAGATTGGAAAGCGTTAGCTTTTGTAAGAACCTTTTTGGCAGCAGCGAGTTTCTGAGCAACTCCGCCATCATCTTGACGTGGCATTTTATTTTCCTTATTGGTTTTTGACTATCAAGGGAATATTGGCTTTGACATCAGCGGGCTGACCTGGCTTGACATCGTGGTTATCTGGGGCGACTGGGCCGGACTTAGCTCCGCCATCTTTATCGAAGCCCTTCAAGGCCCATTCTTTGAAACCTGCTCCGGGTTGGGGAGTCTTGATTTCGAGGCCCATTGAGACATCGCCGGGGCGAACGCCTTTGTCCTGAAGGGGTTCAGGAGCAGGGCGGCCTTCCCGCATAAATTCTTGTGCTATACGTTCTGAAGAGGATTCCATTTAATTTTTCCTTATGTTCCTGAAGTTCCTAGGGCGTTACTGCCCATGTGCTGGGCAAAACTGCGTTCCGAATCTTGTTGGACTCCGCCTGGGATTTGGCCTTCAAACTGGCCCTTGGCCTTTCGACCAACGGGGTGAATTGCCTCAGCCCCTGGCTGAGTGCCAAACATCTGGTCTGACTGTTCCGCGAGGAAGCGTTCAACTTCCTCTTGGATAGCAGCGCCATGTTTGACCTGTTCTGTTGGAGCAGGCACTGAACCCGCTGGCATGAATTCAGGCTTCTTGATTTGTTCAATCGCAGCCTTGGATTCAAACTTGAGCAAGTGGTCAGCAATCTGAGCCATTGTTTGAGCCTGTTGGGTCTGTGCAGCGTCTTGCTGAACTTCTTGGTCAGATTTGAGCAAACGAGAAGCAAAGGGGATTTCCAAAGAGCGGAAGATTTCCCGTAGGAATTCGCCTTGGCGACAATACGGAGACTGCATTGCAAGATTGTAAGCGGCCATTAAGTTGCGCTGCTTTACAACTTTCCCAGTCGCATAATTCGCCGCAACAAAATCAAATTCATAATTACCAAGAAGATTTTCAAGCTTAACATAGCCAAACTTCGCAATCTCCGGTGGTGCATTAGTGATAGAGTATTCAAGTTCATCAGTGGCGAACTGTTGAATCATGCTGGCAGTCATCTCGCAGATGGGTTGCATGATTTCCAGTTCAAAGCGACGGATGAACAACTTGAAGATGTAACCGGATTCGTTGATGACTTGAGAGATGCCACTTGAGGTGCGGTTTCCGCCTGAAGAACCCACGCCCCTTGAATAAAAGTCAGAAATACCAGAACCCTGCTCAACCATCTTTTGATAGAGGTCGAGAATTTGATAGTCGTCGGGACTGGGAACAAAGTTTGGCAGCGGGAAGATAGCTTTTGATGGGTCTCCCACAACTCCAACTTTTCCACCAGGAACGTTCCCCATATCCAACTGGTCATGGTCAATATCAACCTGCACGTCATAGGCATACCGACGATTGATGCCCAAGTTCCAATTGTCCGTAATCATGTTGGTGAAGACATTGATGCCTTCACACAGGTCTGAGGTGGTTTCAATTACACCGATGCCATAAAGGTCGCCCTTAACTGCAATATAAGGCAAATGAAGAATCGGTATCCGTTGATGAGCGAATGGATTAGGTCCGGTGTATAAAAGGACAGGAGGGCCGTTATAGATTCGGCGTTTATAGGCGCTATAGCTTGCATTGCGGTATTGATAACGACGGTCTTTCCAACCTATCGCGTCTGCATCTTCTCCAAAGGTGATTAGGGTGACAGTCTTGCTGTTGTTGTCCCAAAGTTCGCACATTCTAATGATAATACCATCGCGGTCAAGTTCTTGATAGCCGGACATGCGCTGGTCAAGTTCAGCGATTGCTTCAGGGAAATAAAGCTTCTTATTGCCTTCCCATTGCCGCTTCATCTCTCCCCAAGACATCTCCATTACATGAGCCACTTGCTGACCATCGGGGTCAATTAGAAGGTCATAGATGTCAATTGGGATAAGCTTGGGGCAGTTGCGCGGAATCTTTTTTGAAACAAGTTGAGTGCCAATTTGAATTGGCTTGCCAGTTTGAGGATTGAGAACTGGAAGTTGGTCTGGAGTGCCATCTGGATTCATTTTTGGCTTGCCAGAGTCATCCAGAACGGGTTGCATCTGGTAGATTGGCTCAGGGCCAGTAACAGTATCCGCACTCCAATCCCAGTCAACTTTAATGCCCATGTGCCCATAAATGGCACAGTCACGCGAAGCGAGTTCGACGCACTTAATCCATTCAGCCTTCTTCAAACAGGTAAGTAAAACAGCCTGCATTTGCCAAGCAGCTTCAGGCGTCCCGCCCTTTGGACGGACCTCAATGGGAGGGTCAATCCCAAAGAAAGCGTCATGTACACGGGCCACAACCGCATTCACGTTCGACCAAGGAAGAGGAACGAAAGTGTTCGACCTTGGAGTGATGTTGTCTGGATACATCCGCCTATCGCGCTGCCCAATGAATTGACGATAGAAATAGGAGCGGCGCTGGTCATAAGGACGGCGGAAGTTGCGGAGGCGCTGGGCTGTATCAAGCGTCCAGGTGATTAGACGATTTCTATCTGTGACAAGGCCAATACCACTTTGATTCATTGAAGTGGTAGCGTTAGGGTCGCCCGTTGGCTGGATTGCTCCACCCTGCGGAAATGCTCCGGCCTCACCAGAAATTGTGTTCGGCATTTAAAGAACCTTATTCAACAGCGAGTCTCATTATTGTTACGTGAGCAGTAGAAGAACCTGAGAGATTGAAAACTTGAAGCGAATCAGATGCCTGACCTAAATCCATTGTAACCAATTGCTTTGCAGGAATATAAAGACCGTTGGTTGCACTTGCAGGAGCCGCTGTGACGGCAGCTGCCATACCGACCACTACCATTAGGTCTTGGTCGGAACTTAAAGCGAAGATTGCATTCTTACCGAGAGTACGAACACTATCGGCTGTAGACGTTCCCAATGCGGCAACGTTAATTAGGTTCCCAGTACCACTCGTTGGAATTAGAACACTTGCTTGTCGAGACATTTTGTTTTCCTTAAATTTGTCGTAACCAATTTAACATATCAATCCAATTAAGTTCACCGGGGGAATTTGACGACCCACCAGAAGGCGAAGGTGTATTAATAACATAAGCTGCCGACCCAACAGCACTATTTGAGAAGTTCGTTTTCTCCGCAATAGCATAAACGGTCTCGGATGTAGAGACCGTGATAGGTCCAGCATAGAGAGTGTCGCTAGACGTTGGTGAACCCGTGGTATTCCAATAAATACTCGCACTAGCAGTTGTTGAACTGATAGTAACTGTCTGCGCTGAAGTATATGTTCCAGCAGCGGGGCTGAACGTGGGCGTTCCGCATGCGCCGTTGATAGTATACGCAGCTGAACCCACCGCACTGTTGGCGTAACCCGTAGCGTAAGCTATCGCCTTGAGTGTACAAGACGAAGCTATCGCAACTGTGGTTCCATACGTGTATGCGGTCTTTGTATTGTCCGGCGTATCGCCGTTTGTAGTGTAGTAAATCTGAAAGCCCGTCAGAGCGTTGTCGGTATCAGAAATCGTGACGTTCTGGGTTGGACCATAATAGCCAG